GAATACTATGAGAAGAAGATCAGTGAGTTGACTAACCTAGTCAACAAGCAACACAACAAAATCTTCCAGCTAGAGTGTGAGCTGAGAAAACTAAAGCTAAAAAAATGAGCCGCTTCCACCAGCAAGGCGAGCAGTTTAAGCCAAAGCATAAGACAGGCTCCGTCGACGAGGAGTATCTTGACAGCGATGAGATGGCCGCCGCGCGCAAAGCCATCATGTCTTATAAGCTAAGAGATCCCGGTCCGAGTTTGTATAGTAAAAGAAAATCTAAAAAGAAATCCATCCAACAATGAACATCCACGCAAACGTCCTCAATACCACAGCCGCCGATACATTCCTCGATAACATCCGAAAGGATGTCCTCAAGATCACAGGCGACGCGCTGAAGGAGAACTCAATCCACAATGTCGCTTCGTCCTATGCCACGCAAGACCCGGCGACGAAGAGAATGCTCAACGCCGCGATGACATACGCGGAAGAAAGTCTGCAAAAATACAACGTCCTGATCGAAGGGCCAAGCGGCACAGGCAAGGAGTTGATCGCTAGGATTCTTGCCCACAAACGCAAGCCTCTCAAGGCTATGAACATGGCTGGGTTGACAGATACCTTGTTTCAAAGCGAACTATTTGGCTACATGCCCGGCGCTTTTACCGGCGCAAAATCACGGGGCGACGTAGGCTTCCTTCGAGCAGTCGGCAAGGGCACTGCTTTCCTCGATGAGATAGGCGAGTTGCCTCTCGCGCATCAAGCTAAGTTGCTGCGTGTGCTACAAGACAAGACCGTACTTCCAGTGGGCGCTGTCGATCCTGTGCCTATTCAATGTCGCTTTGTCTTTGCTACGAATCGCGACTTGCTAAAGATGGTAACAGAAGGAACCTTTCGAGAGGATCTTTACTTCCGCATTAACGAACTCGGGCTGAAGACATTCAGTCTAAAGGATCGCGGAGTTCAAGAGATCCGTTGTGTAGCTAGTGCTATCATCGAAGAAGAAAACTGGACGCCGCTCGGCGAGAGAGAACACTTCGGTGACGAGACATTCTCCTTTGGAAATGTCCGAGCTTTAAGAAATCTATTACTCAAACGAGAACTTGGAGAGATTGAATTGCCAGAATATATAAAGGAAGAAAACATATGAGCGACACACCGAGGATGGACGCATCAGCCCATGATGACGGAGCGATTTGGGAAACTGGTTGCGACATCGAACGCGAACTCAACGCAGCGAACGACCGCATCAAGCGGCTGGAGGAGGTTGGCAAGGAACTCCGCGAGTGTGCGAGTCAGCTTGGATGGACATCAAGTGAAGAACCTCGTTGGCTTAAGCGAGCAGAAGCTGCCGTCGAAGCATGGGACAAGGAGGACAAGCTGTGAACTCAAACGACAAAGCCGACGCAGCTTGGAACGATTATGTTTACGACAATCAAGAGACAGAGATCAGAGAACTAAGAGAGCGTATCAATAGACTAGAGGAACTCGCAGAAGAACTCGCTTACGAAGACTGCGCGGCCAGCAGAAAAGACATATGGCAAGGCTTTAAGGAAGCTCAATAACATGAACATATTCAACCCAACAAATCCACCCCAACACAACCCAACAGAGCTTCTCAAACAAGCTGAGAATCTCCTCAACAAAACCGAGCGCAAGCAAGGCTGGCCTTACTACGACATCAAGCATGCGCTGCAGTTCGCACAGATGGTTATTAAGTTAAGCAAAATCCCCAGCAAGAAAGCCACGATCAACACACTCACGCTACGCCAACAACCTCAGACCGTGCGCGCTCGCCTATCACAAGGCAAAGCATTCATCGTAGACAAAGGGATCGACGTGCTCAAAGGTCAGATCCACGAAGACGACATGCCGCTCGTCGATGAGCTCGCCGAAAAGGTGCAGATCTCTGTGCGCAAAGTCAACCTCATCATCGAGCTTGTCGAGCCTGTGGATAATATCCTCGACGCAATGACGCCTCTGCTCGGCGGCACCGACGAAGATCCTTTCGCCTTCAACGAAGATGTCTTCCGCGAACAGATCATAGAGTTCATCAACACCGGCGAGATCGGATCGCAAGCAAGCTGGCAAAACTACACAAGCAGTGCAGAGAAATACGCACGGCAACTCGCCCTTCAAGACAACACACTTATCATCGAGACCACTCCGACTGAGCTTATCATCATGAAGATGAGCGAGGAGATGTTGAAGGGTCTTGAATAACACAATTACACAACCACACAATGCAAATCTTCCTCCCATATCCTGACATCGAACAAAGCGCTCGCGTGCTCGACACCCAGCGCTTAATGAAACAGCGTGTCGAATCGTTACAGATCCTCAACACCCTGCAAGGTAAGTCGACCGGTTGGCGCAGTCATCCTGCCGTCAAGATGGTGCGTGACTATCAAGCATGGCTTTGTCTTTACTCTATCAAGATCTGTCAAGAAGCGCGCCGCCGTGGCTACGTTGACAACTTACTTCCTCACTTTGAGAAAGAACTTCTAACATATCCCTACATCATCCAGCCTCATTGGCTTGGCTCTTATCTCCACACCACACACAAGAGCAACCTCATCCGGAAGAAGGCTGACTACTATAAGCCACACTTCCCAAACATACCAGATAATCTTCCCTATTTCTGGCCATCCTAATATGAAACCTCTCATGCTCTCACTAACTCTCTTCGCCACAGAGACAACACTAATCGCACTGCAGCAAGACTTCGAAGCCAAGCTCCGCGCGATCAGCCAAATCGAAAGCGGCGACGACGACAAAGCAAAAGGCAAACATGGTGAACTCTCCCGATATCAACTCAAGCGCAGCGTATGGAAGCAACACTTCCCTTCTGAAAAAGATCATCGACATATTCCGGCCGAGGCGCGGCGCTGTGCTAAGGCGCATCTATGCTGGCTTGAACTCAGACTCTGTCTCGCCCAGCGCGTCAAGAACCCACAGCCAAGGGATGTTTACGCCGCATGGAATCTTGGACTTGAAGCTTTCTCCCGCAGAGATTATAACTTTGATCGAATCCCAAACAATATCAAACGACGAGCGGAACGCTTTAATAACTTATATGAAGACTATAGAAACAACCAGTGATATGAAAACACCAGACAACGAAGGAATCACATACGCATCCTCCAAAGATCAAGAGCCGCCGCCGAAGGAGCATTACTTCTACGCCTATAAGTATAAGCCCTCTGGCTTATGGTTCACGACTACGCTATATTCCACGCCAGAAGAAGCACATGATGCACTCTTAGAGAAAAACCCAGCGCGCAAGAAACTCTGTTGTATTGTTATATGAAAGTTATACTTGGCTGTGTTCTTCCAGATCTACCACCAGAACCCAAGACATATTACTTCTACGTCTATAAACAAAACCGAGATGGCTGTGGCGATTGGGCAAGTCTTGGATTTGCTACTAGCCCTGAGCAAGCAGAACGAGACGCACAAGCAGCACTCGTTGGCTTTCCACGCAAGCTTTGTTCTATCACAATACCATGAGCAATCAATCTCTCAATGAACTCGATATCCTTCTCGGCCTCCCTAAACCCGTAGAAGAGATGACAGATAAAGAACTCGAAAAGTTCTTGCTTAAACACTTCCCACATACGCGCCCGACCGGCACCGATCTCGCTTCCCTCCTGAACGATCCCTTACTTAAAGGCATAGACGTTCAAGCTATCATCAATCAAACACAAAACTTTAAGTTTAAGAAGTGAAAGCTGCTAAGAAAAAACGCCCCGGCAATAATGCATGTAAGCCTGTGATATGTCTTGAGACTGGAGAAGAATATCCTTCAGCGGTCGCAGCGGCCAGAGCACTCAAAGTAAATCCGGCCGCCGTCTGTCATCAAATGTATCGCGGCCAAAAATGCCGGGGTCTTACTTTTCAGTATAAAAAATAATCTTTAGCTACTCGGTGCGTTATGCAAGCTGTTCTTGCAGCAGGTTAAGGTTTTCCTGTGGACGGCGCGCCGAGTAGCTTTTCTTTTCTTTTCTTTTCCCTCAATAAATAATATGAACTTAACATACAAAGACCTCCCTCACGAAGGCATTCCCGCCACGATTCCCATTAATGCCAGCGGCCTAAAGATCTCAGCCTGTCCGCGCCGCTGGTTTCTTACAGTCTTTCTTGGACTCAAGCCCAAAGAAGACATCACTGCCCTGACCGTGGGCAAGATCATTCACAAGTTCGCAGAGAACATTGCCTTCGACCGGAGCGGCGAGAAGTGGCAAGACGCCTGTCTCGAAGCGTTCAAAGCCGCGAAGGAAAAGAATCTGCCGAACAAGGATCAAGATCAGATCAAGAAAGCCCTCACGGCCGCGCCTCTTCAACAACTTCCCACGCCGCTAAAGTTCGGAGACAATCGCGGCGCTGAGTTCCACTTCAACTTCCCCATTGTAGAGCATCCTGCGTTTGCCTATGTCGGCACAGTCGACCTCTTGTCAATAACCCCGGCCGGAATCCTTCAGATCACCGACTATAAAACCACACGCAAGTACGCATTCAAAGATGCCGTCGCGGGCTACGAAGGCGACACTCAGTTCTCTTTCTACTACTATATCTTCCAGCGATTTGCCTATGAGATATTCAAAGACGACATCAACTACGCCAACGCTGCGTGGTATCGTCGCATGGTGATTCGCACTCTCGTCGTGCAGATCTCTCTGCCAGCCCCAGCTTGGCGCACCGGCCCTGATTGGAGTTTCTCTGCGGAGCAACTAGAGGAGTTCGGTGTCGAGTTAAAACAAAGAATCGAACTCTTCTCCAAGCATATCAACAACGCTATGGCTCACGACAAGCTCCCGCCTCCCACAGGCAAGCTAACTAACAGTTGCCCAAGCTGTCCTTTCAAACGCCTATGCTTTGCAGACAACTCCACGCAAGTCGAACTCTTCCTCTCTGAGTGCGACATCGTGAAGTATGAACCACTTTCTTGGTAAGAGATAACCAAGCCTAAACAACATGGAAACAACAACATCCCCACAACCAAAACTACAGTGGCCCAAGACCCTCATCGCTCTCGTCGGTCCGAGCGGCGCAGGTAAGTCTACGTCCTTTAGAAACGTTGACCCAACCAGAACAATCATCCTCGACGCAGAGCGAAAGGGTATGCCTTTCCGCGTCCGCGATGAGAAGCTCGTCGTGCCTATCGACAGCTATGATAAGCTGACGCTCGAACTAAACAAGATCAAGAAAGATCCCACCAAAGACTTGGTCGTCATTGACTCAATCACTGCCGCCATCGACCAACTGCAGGTCAAGTGCGAGCAGATCTATAAGGGCTTTGATATCTGGAAGAACTACAATGACGGTATCCAGACTTTGTGCACTAATCTTAAGAGTCTCGACAAGACCGTCATCATCACGGGTCTCGAAGAGATCGTCCCTATTCAAGGCCTCGATGGCAACATGACAACTCGCCGCCGCCTATACGTGCAAGGTAAAGAGTGGGCAAACAAAGGCATCGAGTCAGAATGTCTCGCGGTGTGGTCCGTGTATGCGAAGAAGGAAAAGGGCAGCGACAACATTCAATACTTCTTCGCCACACA